CAAAGCGATTGGTCTTAGATTCATTATATACAAAGCGGAGGAAGTAAATGACAAATAAAATAGTAAAAGTCAAACTTTATCACGATGGTTTCGGAGATAAAGATAAATACATTGGTGAGATACCAGTAGAAATCAAAAAACATAAATTACTCAAGCTCAAGGCACCTGATGATCTGGTTACCATTCTTGAGACTGTTTACGCCAACACCCAAAACATCGATGATTCATGGGGGAAAAGATATGGTCTAGCTGATTGCAGATCTACCTCGGTTGGAGATTACATGATCATCGAGGGATCTAATACGAAATGGTACGTAGACAGAATGGGTTTTACTGAGGATCCAATAGATTCGTTTGGTACAAAAATAAATAAGGAGGCAAGTTAATGACTAAGTTTGTAGGATATCTCAGAGTATCAACAAACAAACAAGGGATTCAGGGATATGGAATCCAGGATCAAGAGCAGATCATCAAACGTTATGTTGGTGATCAGCCTTTGATTAAGATCTTTAAAGAGCAGGAGTCAGGATCTAACAAGTCCAGACCTGAGCTGCTCAAGGCTATTGATCTATGTAAGAGGGAAGGACATACCCTGGTGATCGCTAGGGTAGACAGACTTGCAAGGAACGTAGCCTTTACTGCATCTCTTATGGACAGCGGTGTTAAGTTCGTAGCCTGTGATAATCCAGGAATGGACAAACTTACGATCCATATCTTTGCAGCGATTGCTGAAAAATATTTAGACGACTTACGTAGAAATACGAAGGCAGCCTTGGCACAGGCTAAAAAACGTGGCGTGAAGTTAGGAAATCCTAACATCAAACAGGCATCCATACTTGGATCAAAGGCACAGCAAACCAATGCTGCTGCGTTTGCTAATCAGATCAAACCAATTATTGAGGAGATCAAACAAGTAGGGAGAGTTAAAACATTAACAGGTATAGCTGATGCACTCAACGCTAGAGGGATCAAGTCCAGGACTAATAAGATCTGGTACCCATCTAGTGTAAGAAATGTATTGGCAGCCTAGGAGAAAATAAATGGGAAAATTCGTAGGAATATATAACGAAAAAAGCAAAGAAAAAACTTATGTAAACACTGACAAAATTATTTCTTTTAACGTATACAAGTCTAACAATGATTATCCTTACGTTTTGTCAATCACGTATGGCGTAGATGGCGGAGCCGAGGGAGATGTCAGTGCGAGTATGAGTTTTTCTTTTAAAGAAGAGAAAACTGCAAACGATGTGGTTACAAACATCTTATTGAAACATGGTGATCTATGAAAGTTACAGACGATACTAAGTACGTAACCTGTTCTAGATTGCCTTCTTTGTTCTGTCGCCAACACCCAATGGCGCAAACAAGGAATCAGTATCTTGCTGAGGTTATATCAAAACGAGATGGCACTTGGGTTGAGCCTGAGGAAAATCCACACGCAAAGATTACAGATGATATCGAAGATATGATGCGTAAGATCTTGCTCAGGGATCACCCAGGATTGTCCCTCGATCCTGACTGGGATCGTAACAAACCAATTATATCTGATCGATGTAATCTTGGCGCATCTTGTGATGACATTATGATTACTAATGGACCAGTGGTTTTTACCGATCCTAATGGTGATCAGTTTACAATGGAAGGCAAGATCATCTTAGAGTACAAGTCTACTGTGAGTAGTTCTACCGATCTACCATTGTACCAGGGACCATTACAAGTTATAGGTCAGATGATGTGTACTGAATTAGAGCAAGCGGTGATCATGCGCTGGAATAAAAGAACAGCAAAAATCGAATACTTCCCTATGCGCTGGCACCAATCAACAGTCAATGAGATCGTTGATCTTGTTGAAGATTTTTGGAATCGTGTCGAAGGTAAGCGTGATGATCCATGGTTTGAGCCAAGCAACAATGCTGATCTGGAATTGTTATATGGAGATCCAAGCGGTGAAACTTTAGATCTTGATGACGACAACGATTTCAAAATGGCGTTGATAGATTATAAAAAGGCTGACGAGTCGATCAGAATTAATCAAGAAATAAAGGATGCTGCTCAGTTTAAAATGCAGTCGATTATGAAGGACTCACCAACAGCAACAGCTGGAGGACACGTTATAACCTGGGGATCTAGGAAGTACAAAGCGCAGCCTGAAAGGATCATACCAGCTAAGGCTGCCTATGAAATCAGATCTAAATCAATCAAAGTGAGGGAAATAGATGATAAAAAAGAAACTTAAAAGATTGTGGAATGGACTTGCTGATATTCCAGACGAGGATATTAGGAAGTACATTAACAAAAACGAAACCCTGGAGATCACAGTATCTGAGAAACCAGGAGAGAAGATGATAATCAGTATTGATCAGATGAAGGAGCAGCTAGTCAAGTCTAAAAAAAATAAACTACTGAAAGGTAGATACAGGCTTGTAAACTTTTACTGGAAACCTGTCGATACTAGACAACAGGAGCTACTATGAAAAAAGAAATAAAAGAAATGGACATTGGTTCTATGCAATGGTGCGAGACACTATCAAAAACAAACCTATGTCCAAGCCAATACAGAGGAAAACCTGCTGAGATTATGATTGCTTGTCAGCTGGGAAATGATCTGGGACTCACTCCATTTCAATCTATACAAAACATTGCAGTGATCAATGGAAAGGCTAGCATTTATGGTGATGCGCTGATCTCGATCTGTAGAAAACATCCTGAGTTTGAGGATATCAAAGAATACTTTGAGGGTGATCAGCAAAACAGGACCGCAGTGTGCGAGGTCAAAAGAAAAGGACAGTCCTGGTATAAGTCATCATTCAGCAAGAAGGATGCAGCTACTGCTGGATTGTTAGATAAACCTGGTCCCTGGAAAACCTATCCAGATCGTATGCTCAAACTAAGAGCTAGAGGGTTTGCCTTGCGTGATGTATTTGCTGACGCAATGGGAGGAGTGATTACTAGAGAGGAGGCACAGGATTATCCAGAGCCTAGAAAGATTATAAACCCTATGGATTCTCTTGAGGATAATAAAACTCCTGCGATAGATCATAAGGAGAGCAAAGAAACACCTCAAAATGAGCCTATTAGAGCCTCTAAGGAGGAGATTCTGGACGAGGGAGACCAAGATATGTACGATATATCGTTGATCAATGGCAAATCAGAACAGGTAAAAGGACATGCACAATACTCTAGCAGGATGGTTGATCTGGTCAATGCGATCTATAGATCTCACAAATCCAAGGATCAGAAGATATCTTTCTTACAGAAGATCTTTGAGATTAATGATCAGGGAATTGCCAGGCTAGAGGAAGGCAATGAAATAGCATTTAAAATGCTGTTCGAGCTACAGCAAAGATACATCGAGGCATTGAGTGATGAATAATTTAACAAGGAGACAGCAAGAAGTTTTGTCAAAATTTAAAGCATACATCAATGCTAATGGTAATACGCCAACACAAAAACAGTTGGCTATACTTTGCAATACCACAGAGTCTAACGTCAATAGGATGCTTAACCAATTAGTTGAAAAAAATTTTTTGGTAAAGACTGATAAACTTTGCTGGCATCGCTATGAGTTAATCGTCCATAATTAAAAAGGAGGAAGATAATGAGTGTAAATAATCTAAACGAAAATCAGAGAGAGTGTAATGTATGCGGTAAAACATTCGACTATGAGAATTGTATGCCACTCATCAGTTTTTTGGTAACTTATTTGCACTTGATGAGAGATTTAAAAATATCGCTTGAAGACCAAATATTGAAATTAAATGAATGGCAAGAAAAATACCATGACATAATGTTTGGTGTTTGGCTCTGTATGGACTGTGCGCACAAGCATGACACAGATAGAAAATGAGTGAGGATGAGTTAATCGTCCATAATTAAAAAGATGTATATCACTGCCAGTAGGAAGGCAATACATAAAGCAAAACCTATGTACATTCCTGCTGGCATACTTTATTGAGCTAAAGGATTGTCAGATCTAGCCTTGATCTCATCTACTTTTGTTTTTAATACAGCGATCTCAGCTTTGTTGATAGCTATGTCTTGCTCTAATGGTTTAATATCAGGAGCTGATTTTTTCTCAAGCACAGCTAAACGATTAGAGATTTCTCCAAACTTAGAAAACCCACCACCAATAGCGAC